TGCTCTTCCATTATAAGATGGGCTAGATGTTCTGGTCTAAGTTTTGCTATAGAGCGTGTAAAAGCTCTAAAACAATACTTGATCAAAAGAGGAGATGTTCCTAATGGTTTCGCAAGAAATCGTAAAGGAGATCTAAAAGGAATCTTCGGATCCCTTATACGCTGGGGTCATAAGAATGAGGAGAATTTTGGAAAAGCTCTCCAAGCTCTTATGTCCTATACGTATTTTTCTTTTGAAAAACCTACGTCCGCTCAAAAACGAAAGTTTAGAGCAGCCGTATCCTCTGATAAGCCTGATAACTTATCTTTGGAATTTCATAGAGACTTTGCATTGTCTCTACGAAGAACATTTGGCAAAAGGTTGATCAATAGAGATAATATGAATAATATTATCTCTTATCGAGGTTCTGATTCTAGATTTAGACCTGGAATTCTTGGTTTGTTCCCAAGATCTCCTACTAAAGATGGAATCATTGACTATCTAAAGTTAGTTCATTTAGATAGTTATAAGAGAATCTTCAAGAAGTACAGTTGTCTTTTCGAACCTGTATTTCGTGGAGTTGACGTGAGTAGTTATTCGATTGAGGACTTCCGCAGAGATACATCTTCTGATGAAGTTTCTCGTCGTTTATTTACTCCCTTGCTAGGAGGTGAAGTTCACTTCCTTATGCAAGAAGGTGGGAAGATGCGTAGTGTTGCATCTCCTCATCTAGTCTTTCAAATGGCTTTACAGCCATTAGGATCCTCTGTATATTCGATAGTACAATCGCTTCCTTGGGATTGCACTTTTGATCAATCAAAAGCAGTACCGTTTGTACAGTCTGCTCTACAACAAGGTCTACAAGTTCATTCTGTAGATCTCAGTTCAGCTACTGACTATTTTCCTATGTCATTGCAGCTGTCCTGTCTCCGTGCTATGTTTGGTAATCAGCCAGACATAGACCTATTTTTCGATATTAGTCGTAGTAATTGGCTAACATCTGATAATAGCGTTCTTCGTTGGAAACGTGGCCAACCTTTGGGTCTTTACCCTTCGTTTGGAACGTTTACAATGACTCACGGTTTCTTGTTGTGGTATTTGAACAATCAACAATTTAACAATGATTTCTTTGTTCTTGGTGATGATGTTGTCATCTTGAACAATGATCTCTATGAGAAATATGTTGCTTGTTTAGATACCATGTCATGCCCTTGGTCTTCAGAGAAATCAATCTCTTCCAACAAACTTGGTGAGTTTGCTGGAAAGCTGATTACATCATCATC